GGTTGGTCTGGGAGAACGTCCCCGGCGTGTTATCCAGTAACGGAGGACTCGACTTTGCCTCATTACTTCGAGGGATGGGCGAACTCGGGTATGGGTTTGCCTACCGAGTTCTTGACGCTCAATACTTTGGAGTGGCACAGCGCCGCCGCCGTGTGTTCGTTGTCGGATACCTTGGAGATTGGCGACCTGCCGCAGCGGTTCTTTTTGAGCGCCACAGCTTGTCAGGGAATCCTGCGCCGCGCAGAGAAAAGAGGGAAGAAGTTGCCGGAACAATTGCAGCACGCTTTGGCATCAGTCGTAACAACCACGAAGAATGCGTAACATCAAGAGCAAAAGGTTTTTACGAATCTGGTTTTGCCCAATATCAACAAGCAAATGTAGGTGGAACAATTAAGGCATCTGGTGGCGTTTTAGGTGGCGGTAGTGAAACTTTTTTAACGCAACCATCTTATGGAATTCAAGGCAACATGATTGGTCGTTCTGACAATGCTGGGCCAAATGGAATAGGTGTAACTGAAGATGTTTCATTCACTTTAACCAAAGGTGATCAACACGCAGTAGCGCATGCATTCAAAGTGCGCGGTGGGTGTAAAGGTGGCGGCAAAGGTTACCTTGGATCAGATGATGTGGCATTCACCCTCAGCACAATCCAAGACCAGCAAGTGGCACAACCAAAAATTGTTCATGGCACACAAGACCCATGCGTATCAGATATTGCATTTGCACAAGGCAGAAACAATGGTGGCGAAAATGTATTAGTGCAGCCAATAGGCACAGACTTATATAACGGCAACATTACTGGTGATGTGGCGGCTACTATGGGAACGCCCGGCAGTTCAGTCAATGCAAGTGGCCCAACAGTTATGCAGGCTATGGCGGTGCGTAGATTAACTCCAATTGAATGCGAACGCTTACAAGGTTTTCCTGATAATTACACTGACATTCAATCAAAAGGCAAACCAACACCTGATGGCCCTCGATACAAAGCCCTTGGCAATAGCATGGCAGTGCCTGTGATGCGTTGGATTGGTGAAAGAATCCAAAAATTTGAGGAAATGGCATGAACCATGAACACAGAAAAATCGCCAACTCAATCCTTGCCAGACTTAAAGACGGTGAAGAATTTAGCCTTGCTACCGTCCGAAGATCGCTTGAAATTACAGGAGACCTTGCGCCAATCGGAAGCGCGGGATTGGTTGCGGAGATACAGGAAGAAAGTCAAGGAGGAGGGGAAATCGGAAGCCTACGCATGGTGGCAGAAAACCTTATCCGACTTAGTGAAAAAGCGTGGGCAGAAAATTGTGGACGATTTGCGAAAGCGGATGAACGATGAGAGCAGCAAAAATTGATGCAAACCAAATGCAAGTTGTCATTGCGTTACGGGCGGCTGGCGCTTCGGTTCAGTCTTTGGCTGGTGTTGGCAAAGGTGTCCCTGATCTGTTGGTGGGCTATCAAGGCAAGACCCTGCTTATGGAGGTTAAAGACGGGCATAAACCGCCGTCTGCGCGACTTTTAACCGAAGATCAACTGAAGTGGCATGGAAGCTGGAAAGGGGGCGCATTGGCGGTTGTAGACAGTCCTGATGCGGCATTACGAATGATTGGAGTATTGAAATGAGTGGAAAAATTATTGTTCCAGTAAGTGGTGGCAAAGATAGTCAACTTTGTTTGCAAATGGCACTTGAAGAACATGGTGCAGAAAAAGTTGTTGCTGTTCACCAAAGCACAGGATATGACCATCCTTTAACCGACAAACATTTGATTGACATAGAAAATTTTTATGGCATCAAAATTCATATGACTAAATCAGAAAAATACAAAGATGTTTTTGATTTTGTTGAAAAAGTTGGTTATTTTCCAAGCAGTGTGGCTAAGTCTTGCACAAGCAGACTTAAACAACAACCTTTTGCAAAATGGTTAATTGACAACAATTATTGTGACGGGACACACATTATTTGGATGGGTATGCGTAAAGACGAAAGTCGCGCCAGAGGCACTAAGTACGGTGGTTGGAATGAAGATATTGAAATAACTTTGCAAGATTTTTCTACTGAATACAAAAACAAAATTTTTGCCAATGTGAAAATTCGTTTGCCAATAGTTGATTATCTTGAAAAAGAAGTTTTTGACGATTTAAACAAAGTTGGCGCACCTATAAATCCTCTTTATAGCAAAGGTCATAAACGGGTTGGGTGTTATCCATGTCTACTTGCGGCAAATTCAGAATGGGAAAGGGCTGCCAAAGACCCTATCGGTCGGGAAAACATAAAAAAATTAATTGAGATTGAAGAAAAATTTATTGCTGACAAAAATCCAAGAAAGATGATAAAGATTCACCCAACAAGAAATGTCCGTGCTTTGTTAGATGATGATTTGTTTACCTTAGAAGAAGAAGAAAGCAATTCCGAATGTTCTTGGTGTCAAATTTAAGGTGCAAAAATGAAACCAGAAAAAGCTACACAAGCCATCAGGGATAAAGCGCCCCAATATGGCGAAGCCAAAGCCCAGCGGGTTTACCTTGAGGAATTCCGCAAATCTAAGAAAGCCATACTGATGCGGGACGCACTGCTTAACGGGATTGATGCCGCCAGCCACCAAGAACGGGAAGCATATTCAAGCCCTGAGTATCAAAAACTGATTCAAGGGTTAGCCGTTGCGGTGGAAAAAGAAGAAACTTTGCGGTGGGAACTGGAAAGCTACCGATTGGAAGTGGAAATTTGGCGTACCCGTGAAGCCACTAACAGAATGCAAGACAGGGCGCACCAGTGATTCATTACCACGGCACACCAATATCACCCATGAAAGCTATAGAAACAATGGGTGGCAAACATTTTTGCGTTTCCTATGCTAGACCAGATGATTTGCAAAGATGTTTGCGGATAGGGCAATCTTTGATGTTGGATAACGGGGCATTCAGTGCCAAAACCCGTGGCTTGGTGTTTGACATTGACGGGTTTTATGAATGGATTGAACCTTTGCTGAGGCATCCGCACTGGGCGGTTGTGCCAGATGTAATTGACGGAACAATAGATCAACAGCGTGAAATGACCAAAACATGGCCTTTTCGCAAAGAATTAGGCATACCAGTTTGGCATTTAGGTTTACCTATCAGTTATTTAATTGAATTATGTGACCAATGGGGACGAGTATGTTTTGGGTCAGCCGGTGAATATTGGCAAATTGGCACATCCAAATGGTGTGGACGCATGGACGAAGCCTTTAATGCCCTTGTAAAAACTTATGGGCGGCAAATTCCTTGGGTGCATGGCATGAGAATGTTGGGTCAATCTGCTGGCCCTTGGCCTTTAGCCAGCGCCGATTCAACAAATGTAGCTGTCAATCATTCCGGGCAATTGCAATGTGCTGGATGTATGGCAAAACGAATTGATTCAACCAACCCACCCCCACTTTGGGAAACAAAACCATTACAGGAAGTTTTAATATGATTTATCCAATTATTTACATTGCCGCCCTTGTTATTGCCAATTTATTGGTGGCATGGCTTGGCCCTTGGTTTAGCCCAATAAACGCCTTTGTGTTGATAGGGTTGGATTTGTCATTGCGGGATAAATTGCATGAACAATGGCAAAACGATAAACTTTTGCCGAAAATGGGTGGATTGATTGTTGTGGCTAGTGTTGTTTCTTATTTGCTAAACCCAGCAGCGGGGTCAATTGCTTTGGCATCATTGGTGGCATTTGCCCTTGCAATGACTGCCGATACCATTGTTTATCATTATTTGCGGAATAAATCGTGGATGATTCGATCAAATGGGTCAAATATTGCTGGCGCTGCGGTTGATTCCATTACATTTCCCACCATAGCATTTGGTGGATTAATGCTTGAGATTGTTGCGTTGCAGTTTGTTGCCAAAATGTTTGGCGGTGGTATTTGGTCATTTCTTTTAACCAAAATTCCACATAGGGCGCACCAATGAGAAAACAGTGCCGCAGAAAGATTTGGTCAAAGGTCAACCCCATAGAACACGCCATAGTTGGTGCGGCGGTTACGCAAGATAACCTGTTGGACAGATTGCGCCTGATTGAGTTAAGTGCCATTGAAAGCCTTGTCAAGGGTAATGGAACGGTTGCTGATTGGCGTTCAATTGTGGACATGATGAACATTGCGGAAACTATGGCATCCAACGGAATTGGCGTGGAAGTGCTGGAAATCTGCGAAATAGTCCAAAAAGAAATGGAAGCCGCCGCCCATCGCTATGAAAAAACCCGCAAAATGGGCTTAACAGGCACTGGCATCAGGTTTGTTAAGGAACTTTACCAACTCCATGACTTACAGCGAACAAGCATCAGTCGGTCAGAATATGAACGAATGCTGCAAAAGACCAGCGATTACATAAGATCAAACAATCATAGGGTTGTGCATTTGACATGAGTTTTCAAAAACATCAATACATCAGAAGCAAAAAGCTATTGAAGCTGGTCGCAGGGCTTGACTGCCAAGCCTGTGGGTCAGGTCACATGGTGCAGGCGGCACACACAAACTGGGGCGGTGGCAAAGGTCGAGGAATCAAGGCTGACGACAATCTAGTGGCGGCATTGTGCTTAAAGTGCCATTTTGAAATCGACCAAGGGAATTCTTTGAGCAAAGAAGAACGACAGGAAAAATGGTTGGCGGCACACATGGGGACGGTTCATGCGTTATCTGGCGCAGGGCTATGGCCTGCTGATGTGCCTTTGCCTATAATTGGGGCTTAGTTGCCTTTATGGGGGGTGTTGCGCCCCCCTTTTTTTTGGTATATTCCAGCCATGAATGAAGAAGTAGCCGAATTCGTAGCGCACTTATTGCACAGCAGTACGGTGACGCATTTCATGCACTGGTCAACTACCAGCTATGCAAAGCACGTTGCATTAGGGGAATACTATGTTCAAATTATTGACTTGGTTGACGAATTTGCCGAAGCGTACATGGGCAAATATGATCAGCTTGAAAAATTTCCTGATGAATTTCATACAGAAAAAGACCCTGTGAAATATCTGGAAAACATGAAAGATTTTGTGGAAGAATCCCGCAAGGAACTACCGCAAGACTCTGAATTGCAAAATTTGGTGGATGAAATCGCCGACTTGATCAATTCAACCCTGTACAAACTGCGTTTTCTTAAATAAGGAAAAATCATGGCTCAAATTATGAAAAACCAACCCAAGGGTTACGGCACACACGCCACAATGTCTGGCAACCCAGCCGCATCTGACAAAACAGGTGAGCATGGAAGCGCCAAAAAGGGCATTCCAGCCGCCAAAACCAATGCCACAGGTGCTGACAAAGCATTTGACGGTGGACGTTCTAGCGGCGTTTGCTACACTTACGACCGCAAATGTAGTCAGTGATGGCAAGCTGCGCCAACTGTAAATTCTTTTTGAATGCCCAGATCATGGGCAGTTGCCGCCGCTATCCTCAGACGATAAACAGGCACATGAATGATTGGTGCGGAGAGCATATTGCACCGCAACAAACAAAGTCAGAAGAACCAGAAATGGTGAAATTGCCTGTTTACGACATTTTGACCGACACGGTGGTTGAACCGCCGTTGAGAAAAAAGCCCGGAAGAAAGCCAAAATATGATCAAACCCCTGCGTGACCGTGTAGTAGTTCGCCCCAATGTTCGCAAGTTGTCCGACATTATTTATGTCAACAACAAAGAATCATTCAACGAGGGAACTGTCGTGGCGGTCGGCCCATCGGTGGATCAGACCCAAGTGGGCGATTTCATCAAGTACGGCAACGGGGATTATCTGAATTGGCCTGTCCACAACATTGATGGGCAGGATTACCAGATCATCCAAGAAGCTGATATTTGTGCCGTAGTAGAAGCATAATCAACACATTTCATAAGGAAAAATCATGTCAAATTCAATAGCAACAGGCGTAGCCTACCAAGACCCAGAATTTACAACTTGCTATGCCAGCTCACAGCTTGGCTACACAAACGCAGCCAATGGAACTGTGACCCAAGCCACCAGCAAAACAACTGGCGTGACTTTAAACACTTCCACTGGTCAAATCACCACTCACAACGCTGCTTTGGGCGCTGGTGCAACCGCACAATTTGTTTTGACTAATAGCATTATTTCCGCAAAAGATACTTTGATTGTCAATATTGGCTCAGGCGGCACTGCTGGCGCTTATTGGCCTTATGTTGCCAACTTAGCCGCAGGCACAGCAACAATTGGTTTGTATAACAACACTGCTGGTTCATTAAGTGAAGCCGTGACAATCAACTATTCAATCATTCACGCTGGCGCATGAACGCTGAATCATTGAAAAGCAGAATTGAGTTTCTGACCGCCCAAGCCAAACAAATGGAAATGAACATCCACGCGATTGGCGGGGCGATTCAAGATTGTCAGTATTGGTTAACCCAACTGGAAAGCAAAGATGCCACTGATCAAGTCAATGACCCCCAAGGCGCTGAAAGCTAACATCAAGGCAGAAATTGAAGCTGGTAAGCCTGTTAAGCAGGCTGTTGCCATTGGCTATTCGGTCAAACGTGAAGCTGAAAAGGCTAAAAAAGCCGCGCCCAAAAAGAAATGACAGACACTGTTCCCGCTGTTGAAAAGCGCCCAGTAGGTCGTCCAACTCTATATGACCCAGCATATTGCGAAAAGGTCATTGAACTGGGGCGCATTGGCAAATCTGTCGAGCAAATTGCGGCGCTGTTGAATGTGTCATTAAGAACAATGTACTCATGGCGTGATGCACATGAAGAATTTTTGCACGCCTTGGACGATGCCAAGACTTACGAGCAGGCATGGTGGGAAGAACAAGCCGCCGCTTATATGGTTGAGAACAAAGAAAGTGACCGATTGAATGCCAGCCTATGGTCAAGATCAATGGCGGCAAGGTTTCCAAAGAAGTACAGGGAAAGCACAAAGCAAGAAATCACGGGTGCAGATGGTGCGCCTTTGCTTACTGGGATTCAAGTGACATTTGTGAAGCCTGAGTAGCGCCAAGACGCATGGGAATTGCTCATTTTTAAGCTGATGAGGCCAACCAGTTCCCAGTCGTGTTGGTGAAAGCGGATGCTGTGGAATCTATCGGTCGTGTGGACGCAGACGTAGCGATTAGCCAACAACCTATAAGGAAACGATTTGTCTGAAGTAGCCAGCGCCATTGCCAATGCTGAATTCCCGATCAAGCTGCAAGGCTTGTTTAAGCCATCACGCTACAAGGTAGCCTATGGCGGCAGGGGTGGCGCTAAGTCATGGGGCATCGCTAGGGCATTGCTTATCCTTGGCGCAAAAAATACCCTGCGAATCCTTTGTGCGCGGGAATTCCAGACCAGTATTAAGGATTCTGTCCACAAGTTACTGTGCGACCAGATCGAATCCCTTGGCTTGCTGGGTTTCTATGAAATCACCCAAAACAGCATCAGGGGCAAGAACGGCACAGAATTCGCCTTTGCTGGCTTAAAGAACAACATTGCCAACATCAAATCTTATGAGGGCGTAGATATTTGCTGGGTGGAAGAAGCCCAGACCACAAGCCGCCTTAGTTGGAATGTGCTGATACCTACCATTCGAAAGCAGGGCAGCGAAATATGGATTTCGTTCAATCCTGAGTTGGAAACTGACGAAACCTATCAGCGGTTTGTGTTGAATCCACCTGATGACTGCATCCAGATCAATATTAACTGGTCAGATAACCCGTGGTTTCCAGAAACCCTAAAGCTAGAAAAAGATGCACTGAAGAACCGCGACATTGAAGCCTATAACCAAGTCTGGGAGGGCTTATGCCGCCAATCAGTCGATGGCGCTATCTTTGCCAAGGAACTTCAGCAGGCAGAACTTGAGGGCAGGCTAACCCGTGTGGCATATGACGCAACAAAGCCCGTCCACGCGGTGTTTGACCTTGGCTGGTCTGACAGCACATCTATCTGGTTCTTGCAGTTTGTGGGCATGGAAACCCGCTTAATTCGGTACATTGAGGATAGCCAGAAAACCATGACGCATTACTTAGCGACCATGCAGACATTTGGCTATGTGTACGACACGGTTTGGCTACCCCATGACGCTGAAAACCAGACACTGGCAGCGGCAGGGCGGTCAATCAACGACATTGTGAGGGCAGCAGGGTACAAGACGCAGATTCTGCCCAGAGTGCCAATTCTGGACTCGATTAACGCGGCAAGAACGATATTCCCGAACTGCTGGTTTGACCGTGAACACGCGGCAGAGGGCATTAATTGCCTGCGCCACTACCGATATGAGGTTGACCCAGACACAGGGCAATTCAGTCGCAACCCATTACATGATCACTATTCGCACGGGGCTGACGCATTCCGCTACATTGCCCTGATGATTAAAGACACACCAAAGCGCAAACCCAAGGCACAGGTTGCAATGGCTGGCGGTTGGATGGGATAATTTCCAAAAGGGGCAAATATGGCATACCAAGACGCATCAGGAAAAGATACCAGAATCAACAAAGCCATTGAGTTTTGGCGGTTGGTCAATGACGCAGATTCAACGAACCGCGCTGAAGCATTGCAGGACATTAAGTTTGCCGCTGGCGACCAATGGCCTGTCGAGATTCAGAATAGCAGGAACGTGGAAGCCAGACCCTGCCTAACCATCAACAAGATTGATGCCTATGTGCGTCAGGTGACCAACCAACAGCGGATGCAGCGCCCACGCATCAAGGTTCACCCTGTGAATAACTTGGCTGATTACAAGATTGCCCAAGTGATTGAGGGCATGACACGCCACATTGAGGTCAATTCAAACGCTGACACTGCCTATGACACTGCCTTTGATTACGCCGTGCGTATGGGTTGGGGCTACTGGCGTATTAATACTCGCTATGTGAGTGAAGATTCATTCGACCAAGAAATCTACATTGACACGATTGACAACCCGTTCACCGTGTATTTTGACCCCAATTCAATCCTGCCTGATGGGTCAGACGCTGAACGCTGTTTGATTACCACAGTGCTGGATAAAAAGGTTTTCAAGGATTACTACCCTGACGCTGATGATGGTGCAAATTTTACCCAGCGGTCAACAGGTGACGACACTGCAAGCTGGATCACCAAGGAAGATATTCGCATTGCTGAATACTTTTGGATTGAACGTGAACGAGCCAAGCTGTATTTGCTTAGTGACGGAAGCCGCCATTTTGCTGATTCTGACCGATTCTTTGAGCGTGTCGAAGCATCAGGCTTAACCGTGGTTGATGAACGCGACAGCTTCCGCAAGGCGGTGAAATGGTGCAAGATGACAGCCTTGGAAGTCTTGGAAGAAAAGACATGGGCAGGCAAATATATCCCTGTCGTTCCTTGCTATGGCGCACAGGTTATCGTTGACGACAAGCGCAAGAAATACGGCTTGGTCAGGTTTGCAAAAGACCCCCAGCGTATGTATAACTTCTGGCGCACCAGCATGACCGAATCGGTTGCCCTTGCACCAAAGGCAAAGTGGCTGCTGGCAGAGGGTCAAGACGAGGGACACGAAAACGAATGGGCATTGGCAAACATCAAGTCAAGCCCTGTTTTGCGTTACAAGCAAAAAGACATTGAGGGAACACCAGCCCCAGTGCCAACCAGACTGCAACCAGAACCACCGCCCCAAGGCATCATGGAAGCCGCTGGCGCTATTTCCGCAGACTTGCAGATGGTGCTAGGCATTCTTGACCCCAATCAATTGCCAACTGGAAACATCTCAGGCAAAGCCTTGGCTGGTCAACAAAATCAGGTGGATTTGAGCAATTTCCATTTCTACGACAACATGACTCGATCAATCAGGCATACAGGCAAAATCCTGTTGGACTTGATACCGCACATCTACGACACAGAACGAGTGATGCGGATTATTGGTTCAGACGGTCAGCCAGACATGACCAAAATCAACGAAAAGAATGAAGTTGGTGAGGTTTTGAATGACGTGACGGTGGGTGAATATGACGTGGTGATGGACACAGGCCCCGGCTTCCAGACCAAGCGCCAGCAAGCCGTTGAAGCCATGATGCCGCTGTTAACTGGCAATGAGCAGTTGTTCAATATTGCGGGTGATTTGGTGTTTAGAAACATGGATTTTCCCGGCGCAGATGTGATTGCCGACCGCCTTGCCGCCATGAATCCGATGGCAAACATTGACGAAAAGTCAGACATACCGCCAGAAGTTCAGATGCGTTTGGCACAAGCACAAAAACAAGTGCAAGATATGCAACAGCAATTGCAAGCCGCCCAGTTGGAGATTAACAACCGTGGTCAGGTCGCCCAAATCAAGGAGGAGGGCGCTACCAAACGCAAACTTATGGAAGTCACTGCCAAGGCGCACAACACTGAAACAATGGCTGAAGTTAAGGTCAATGAGCAGAATACCCGCGCCATTACTAGCCAGAACAAAACCGAAATTGATGCGTTGGTCAAAATGCTTATTGCAAGAATGTCGCCTAATCAATTGTTGATGGAAATTGAACGCCTTAACGCTGAACAGCAACAATATGCAATGATTGCCGCCCAAGACATTTCACATGGGGCAAATCCATTGGTTAACCCGCAACAACAAATGCAACCCCAACCGATGCAGGAAGAAATGCAGCCGCCAATGCAACAAACATTTGAGCAGCCCATGCAGTAATTGACAGTAAAATGATTTCGTGGTAAAAACCGCAAAACCTTACCAGTTGGGTCAACTGGGTGAATTCTTTGAGGAAACTCAATGTCAGAAGTAGCAGAAAGACTTGCCGCCAATGTGGTGACAAGTGAAAATTTAGCTGAATTTAATGCCAAGAGAATGGGTTTAGCTGATCCAACGCCAAGCGAGGCTGTCGAACCGACAGAGCCGCAAGAGGTTGATTTAGGACAGAGTGAACCAACTGAGGTAGAGAACGAAGCGACAGCAACAGAGGATCGAAAACAAAATCCGAAGCTAGAAAGACGGTTTTCAGAGATAACTAAGCAACGCGAAGCAGCACGGGAAGAAGCCCGTAGGGAACGCGAGCAAAGGGAAAGTCTGGAAGCAAAGGTTAGGGAACTGGAGGCGAAAACACAGCCCAAAGCTGACCCAGTAGTCGAATCAGAACCTTTGCCAGAGCAGTTCAGCGATATGTACGAATACGCCAAGGCGTTGACAGACTATCGTGTAGAACAGCGATTGCAGGAAGAAAAGCAAAAGGAAGTGCAGGCTAAAGCCGCCGCCGAACATTCCAAGCTAATAGACGCATGGGGTCAACGGGTAAAGGCAGCCAAAGCTGAAATGCCAGACTTTGACGATATGGTCAATTCCACAGACGTTACGGTTAGTAACGAAGTGCGGGACGCGATCTTTGAATCAGATGTTGGCCCACGCATTCTGTACCACCTTGCTGAAAACCCTGACTTTGCTGTGAAACTGCAAGGCATGACCGTGACAGCCGCCTTGAGAGCAATTGGGAGATTGGAAGCTCAGTACGATAAGGCTGAGCCGCAGACAAAGCCTGTTGTTGGGAAAAGTAAAGCACCCGCGCCGATCAATCCAATCCGATCAGCAGCTAACGGGCGTGATGTAAACCTGACCAGTGATGGTCAATTTCATGGTTCATATCAGGCTTGGAGAGCAGCACGATTGGCTGGAAAGATTCGCTAAACCCATTCTTTTAAGGAAACAAAATGAGCAATAATCTGCTTACCATCAGCATGATCACCAACGAAGCGTTGATGGTCTTAGAAAACGAATTGACTTTCTCAAGCGAAGTCGAAAGAAACTATGACGATCAATTCGCCGTTACTGGCGCAAAGATCGGTGCAACTTTGAACGTCCGTAAACCCGGTCGTTTCATTGGCACAACTGGCCCTGCTTTGAACGTTGAAGATTTCAACGAAACATCAGTGCCTGTCACTTTGTCCACACAGTTCCACGTTGATACCCAATTTACCAGCCAAGACTTGGCTTTGTCTTTGGATATGTTCAGCGATCGCGTGTTGAAGCCTGCTGTTGCAGCTATTGCCAACAAGATTGACTTTGACGGTCTGACAATGGCTAAAAACAACACCGCTAACATTGTTGGTACTGCTGGCACACCACCCACAGGTTTGATCACTTACCTGACCGCTGGTGCATATCTGGACAGCGAGGGCGCACCCCGTGACGGTCGCCGTTCATGTATCGTTGAGCCGTTCACAGGCGCAACCATTGTTGACAGCTTGAAAGGTTTGTTTGTTCCCTCAGACAAAATCGCAAGCCAGTACACCAAAGGCATGATGGGTCGTGACTCAGCAGGCATGAACTGGAAGATGGATCAAAACGTTGTGGCGCAAACATTCGGTTCTTACAGCACCGCTACTTTGTCTTGCGCCACCACCACAGCAACTGGTTTCTTGACCAGCGGATGGGCATCAACTTCTACCATTGCACTGACCGCCGCCACAGCTACTGCTGGCTTGAAACAAGGTGACGTGATTACGATTGCTGGCATTTACGCAGTCAACCCACAAAACCGTCAAGCCTACGGCAGCAACCGCCTGCGTAACTTTGTGGTGACCGCCCCTGTGACCGTTTCAACTTCTGGCACAACTTCTGTGACCGTTAGCCCTGCCGTGATTACTGCTGGTCAGTTCCAGAACGTTAACTTGGCTTCCACCAGCGCATCTGCTGTTGTGACTCCATTCAACAACACAGGCACTGTTTCTCCACAAAATATCGTGATGCACAAAAATGCTTTCACTTTGGCTTGTGCTGATTTGGAATTGCCTGATGGCGTTCACTTTGCTGGTCGTGCAAGCGACAAGGAATTGGGTCTGTCAATGCGTGTGGTTCGTCAATACACTATCAACAACGACTCAATTCCGACTCGCGTTGATGTGCTGTATGGCTGGGCGCCGCTGTACCCAGAACTTGCCTGCCGCGTAGCAGCCTAAAGGTTAATGGGGGCTTAAAACACCCCCGTTTCATCAAACATTTTTAAGGAAAATATCATGGCAAATCCCGGCCCAGCATCAAGTCAAACAATTCACCCCAGCAATTTGGCAACCAACCAAGCAGTTCGCCTTTTGGCTTACGCTAACAATGTGCCAATTTCTGCAACAGGTGATTCAATTGTTACCCTCCCAGTGTTTAACACTTCATCCTACAACGTGCAGTTTGTAGCTATCACCAACGCAAACACAGACGTTAGCGGCGGTGCATTGGCTATTTGGACAGCACCAGCAGGAACAGGCACTGAGATCGTTACAAACGCATCTTTGACCAGCAACACTTCTTCAACTTATGTCACCAACGCAACCGTGGTTGCTGGTACTAAGGCAACTCGACTGACAGCGCAAACTCTGTATGTCAAAGTTGGCACAGCAGTCACTAGCGGCACTGTGGACATTTTTGTTTACGGTTACGATTTCTCCGAGTTTTAATCGAAAATGAGTTAGGAGAAGCCATCCTCAAAAGGGGTGGCTTTTTCTATTTGTACGCCTATAATTCAACAAACTTTTGAGGAACTGAAAATGGTCAATGTCCAAGTTATGCGCCTATCAGGTCGCACTTATGCCCTTAATTTGACAACTTCAGCCAGTTCTGCGTTGCAAATCGAAGCCACTACCAATGATCAAGCCACTTATGTTGCATTGTTAAACACTGGTTCTGGTGTGGCAGCGGTTGAATTGTCTAATTCCAGCACAGTAACAACCCCCACAGTGGCATCCACTGGCAATAGCGGTTCTTTTGTGTTGCCTGCCGCAATGAATTACCCTTTGATTATTGCCGCCCCTAAAGCGCCTTTTTACATCAAAGCAATCAGTTCAAGCACAAACACGCTGTACATCACTGCTGCACAAGCGGGTTAAGGTTTTGATATGGCAAATGAAGCCGCCAAAACCCAAACCATAAACATTGTCCCAGTTCAAGGCATTTTTCAGCCTGAGCCGACATTTGATTTAATTACGCTGATTGGGCCAGCGGGAACGCCGTTTTATGCCAAGATTGACCCAAATCAGTCTGGTTTAAATATAACCAACAGCACGATAAACAGCACCACAATTGGCGCAACTACCCCATCTACTGGGGTTTTTACTAATATTGCTACAACCACAGGCACAATTTCAAGCGCCCCAAGTTCGCCTGATTCGATTGTCAATCAAGCCTATGTGGATGCAATTGCCCAAGGTTTGGCGTTTAAAGCGCCAGCAAACTACACAACCACAAGCAATATCACATTGTCTGGATTGGCGGTGCAAGGTGGTGGCGATTGGAATGTGACTTTGACGGCGGGAAACCGCATCTTGGTGAAAGATCAAACCACAGGTGCAAATAACGGCATTTATGTGGCGGCGGCTGGCGCATGGACTCGATCCCTTGATGCCAACACCTATGACGAATTGCTGTCTGCCTACTTGTTTGTTTTGGATGGCGTGACATTGGCAGGGTCTGCGTGGGTGGATACCAATTTGCCGGGTGGCACTTTGGGCGTAACCCCCATCACCTTTGTGCGATTCTCAAATACAGCGGTTTACACCGCCGGCACAGGGCTAACCCTGTCGTCATATCAGTTCAGCATCACCCCTGTGGGTACTGCTGGAACGTATGGATCAGCGTCTGCTGTACCTGTATTTGTAACCAACGCATCAGGTCAGGTTACATCTGTCACCAACACTGCTATTGCTATTGCTAACACGCAAGTTTCTGGGCTTGGCACAATGTCCACCCAAAACGCAAATGCGGTGGCAATTACAGGCGGGTCAATCAATGGCACAACTGTTGGCGCTACCACGGCGGCGGCGGTTACTGGAACAATAGTCACTGCGAACACTTATTTCAGCGGTGCAGGAACGAATTTAACAGGCACTGCAAGCGGCTTATCCATTGGCGGCAATGCAGCTACGGCGACCACCGCAGGAAGCGTTACAAACAGCCTAACAATCAATTCTGGTGGGTCTGGCGGCACATCGCCACAAACCTACAACGGCGGCACTGCGGTCACCATCAGCTACAACACTGTCGGCGCACCATCCACCACAGGCACAAATGCTTCTGGTACATGGGGCATCAGCATTACGGGCAATGCAGACACGGTTACAAACGGGCTTTATTCCACAGGTTCTTACTCAAATCCCACATGGTTGACTTCAATTTTGGGGTCGATTGTGTCTGGTGCGGTGGCTACGGCTACCACAGCAACAAACGTGGCAGGCGGTGCGGCTGGTTCGCTGGTGTATCAATCTGGGGCATCAACCACCACCACATTGGCGTTGGGAACGACAAACTATGTTCTGACCGCTGGCGCATCTGCCCCGCAATATGTGGCGCAATCCACTTTGTCGGTTGGGTCAGCAACTACCGCAACGACAGCAACCAATCTGGCAGGCGGTGGCGCTGGATATATCCCTTATCAGTCTGGGGCTGGCGCAACTGCGTTTTTGGCATCAGGCACAATTGGTCAGGTTTTGACTTCTAATGGCACATCAGCGCCCACATGGTCAACGCCAAGCAGTTACGCCACCGTCACTGACGACACATCCACAGCGGCGACTCGATACCCGCT